CTGGGTGCGCATGTAATGACTGTCCGGCAGGCTTATTGGGCTGATGTGGATGCTGTGTAACGTTTAAGCGGGGACTCATGGTTCAACAAAACCCCGCCTAAATTATTAAGGATTAACACATAAAGCCGGAGTTAAAATGACTGAGCCAACGAGACGGTATAATGACGGAATTGAGCCAACGACTGACCACGATTTATTAATCAGGTTGAACACTAAAATCAGCACGATTTGTTTGTCCCAGGCAGAAACGAACCAGCATTTAAAGGATTTCACTGATAAGATAGAACTCAGGTGTGAGTCAAGATTGAAATTGATTGATAAAGTGAATGATAAAATCCTTGGCAAGTCAATATTCACATGGCTTTTGGGAATTGTAATTGTGGTGATTATGACGGTATTTTCAATAGCTGGGATTAATAAAGTTGAGATCGCAAAGTATCAGCTTATGATTGACGCAAACGCTGAACAAATCAAGTCAAATGCTGATGCTATAAAAATCTTAATTAGCTCTCAACAGAAGGACATAATAGAATGAATTTTGACAGCATAATTATTGAGTTTATCACGAACAATTATTTGACATTGACAATCATGTTCACGGCACTTAAAGGAGTGGCTAAAATAACTCCCTGGGCGTGGGATGATTCCATTGTCTCCCTGCTTTTTGGGGCTTTTAAGTCAATCAATCCGACGAAGAGTGTTGAAAAATGAATACTAAAAAAATACAAGATATGATCATTGACCATGAAGGATATAGGCGATTTCCTTACAAATGCACTGCAGGGGCCACCACTGTGGGATATGGTCGAAACTTGGACTCCAGAGGCATATCAGAAGATGATGCTCTGTATCTGCTCAACAATGATATCCGGGATTGCACTGCAGACTTGCTCTCCATTTTTCCTGATCAATTTGAATCATTCCCAGAAAATATCCAGCTGGTCCTGATTGACATGAGATTTCAAATGGGTTCCGGTGGGTTCCGAAAGTTTAAAAAGATGATCGCCGCCGTTAAGCGAGATGACCCCGGGGAAATGATAAGGCAGATGAAAGATAGTCGCTGGTATCGGCAAGTGCCTGGCAGGGCCGAGGATTTAATTCGGATGATCGAGGTGCTGTGAATCAAAAAAGGCCCACAACAGTCATTTGCTGTGGGCCTTTACTCTTATTCGTTTTCCATCCATGCGATAAGATTTTTCCATACCGATGCATTACAGCTATCACCGTAGGGCATTTCCCGCATGTTAAACCACACCTCTATTTCAGATTTGATATCCCGTTTGATTTGGGATTTTAGATTGTCTGATAACTCATTCCAATGGTTTTTAATCCAATCGCATATCAAACTTGGGGCGTATGATGCACGCCCGATTCCGTAACGTATACCTGCCAGGATAATAAAATCTGTGTCTCTGTCGTCGAGTATTTTATTATTCATGTTTCTCCTTTTCCGCATCGAGCCGGTAATCAAAATCAGAAATATCTGGCCAATCCGAATTATTGATATCAGTTTCCAGCCATTTTGAATAGTTGGCCAATTTCTCGAAATCTCTTGACTTACTACCTTTAAAATTTAGCCTGCAAGCATATTTTATGACGTTCCCGAGCAAGTATCCAATATACTGTTCATGCGTCAATTTTGCTTTGATAATTTCGATAGTTTCAATATTTCCTGTGTCATAATAATTGGATTTCTTGTCTTGACTCATTGTTTTGTTTTCCTTTGGGTTTAACCGTTCGTCTTCTTTTTTCCATTTAGAGGCAGTTTTCCATCCGTAAACATCGTCTCTATCGCAATATTCACACGTGTTTTCCGTTATATCTATCCCAGCTTTTGAAGCTTCTTCAATAAAATCTTTAATCATTTTGTTTCTCCCTTCATTGATGTTTTATTTGTTTTGGGTATCAAATATGAGCCGGCCATTTCCTTCCCAGATTTAAGCCGGTCAATATTCGTTTTTAATTTATAGTTTTCAGATTTTAATTTATAGTTTTCCGTAATTAGCTGTTGGTGCTTTTCTCTCAGTTCTTGGCCTGGGAGGATTATTATCCACGCACATGTGGCGATAACACCGATGCATATTCCGATGACTAACGATTTCATAATCCTCATACCTCCCCGTCTCTCAACTTAACCAAAAATCTGAAACAATCGGCGATGCTTGCTTTTGCGTTTTGAATGAGATGCATGCTGTTTATCTCTTTGAATTTTACAAGCATCTTGTCGTTAGCATTTACGTACGCCAGCACTTTTAGTGCCGTTTGAATCTCGCCTTTTGTCGGTTTTTTCATGATTTATCCCTTTCAAAAAACGCTGTTATAACCCAGTTATCCCTCATTACCACAGACCACCCCATGTACTCAATGATCTCATTATATCTGCTATATCGGCACAAACCATGCTTAATCACGGCCAACACAGTTGGTTTGAGTATTCCCCGGGCCGTCATCCGCTCAATTGCATGGCTGGTGAAATTTACTGCATGATCCAGTTCACGGGCCATATCCCGGTTCATGTCGCATCTTCCTCCTGGAGTTGCCAGCCGACCAATGTCCAGCCATCGACCTCCCTGGGATCCTTGGCATACATAGCACCACAGTTCTTGCAGATCAATTCTTTCCCGTTTTTCGATAGTTCAGTTTCACACTGCTCACATTTTTTCATTAATAGCTCCAATTCGTAGGGACACCGAAATTATCCGGCACATATTCTTTGCGGCCATCGGCAGTGGCGTGCAGCGATTTCGATTCGTAAAAAATACAATTCTCACAATAAACTCTCCCCTGTCCACCCTTCTTAAATGCTGCCTTGGGCAGGCAGTCGGACAGATAGAATTTGCAATCTGGCTTGACAGGGGGTATTTTTTTTAGTTCTTTATATGTGTATTTTCGGGCAGGCGCTGGTATGCTTTTGTCGCGGGATATCCATGCGTCATGCCTGGCCGTCTTCTTGCGCTCAGCTGCACAAATCTTGCATCTGACCCTTTTGTGGGATGTTGACTTTGTCCCCAAAAACCACTTCTCACAGTCAACGCAATAAAAAATCTTATTAGTGAGTTCTGCGCCACATTCTGGGCACATTTTTTTTCTGTATCGACTGCCAGACCCGATATTCGAGCTTTTTCTAAACATCATGTCAGGGCACGTGCTGCCACATTCAAAAAGGAGATATTGTTCCTGGCCAGGGCCAGGGGTGGGTATTCGTATGTCGTTTTTCATTTTGCCCCCTTCCGGCGAAGACCGTATTTCATTGGTTTCCTGTGTGCTGTTTTTTTAAAATCGTAGCAGGACAACGGGAGGCTCCCGCCTTTGACCCGGATGTTCTCCTCAAGGATTTTGATCAACAATGCCTCCCCCTGGCTGGTTGTTTTTTTCTTCATGGCGTCACCGGTGTCTGTGGTGGGTGGTAGTCTGACCGAGTGGTATCAGTCCGTTTTTTCACCTGCCATTCAAAGCCACATGCCGGGCATACGGCTGTCAGATATTTAATCCCGTGGATAGTGTGAATCTTGGGTTTATCATTGACCATTTTCCAATTGAAAATGATTTCTAATTCGCACTTTCTGCATCTTAATCTCCCCATGATCTACTCCCCCCTTATTAGTTTGCGGACCTTGTCGATATTAAACATCCAGTCAACCGAGCTGGTCTTAATCCCCAGCCGTGCCGTCGCCTCTGCCAATGCAATTGCAGTTTTTTTAGAAGGGTTATATTTACCAATCAATATGAATGATATATAAGCAGGCGTTAGCCCGCTTTCTTTTGCCAATTCGATGTTTGTGATTTTCTTTTTCATGTTGAGATAATATAATATTGTTATATCAAAGTCAATATAATAATTTTATATTTTTTACATTGACAAACAAAAAAAAACAATATAATCTTTTCATACAGTCTAAATCGACACCGGGTACACAAGCCGCACGCGGCAAACAATGGGCGAAACGGATTGAACCAAAAACCACCACTATAATAAAGGAATGAATTGCATGAAATGAATTTTGAGCCAGCCAGGGGCCGCGCTTGATAGAAAGCAAACCAGAGATTTGCCCTGGCGGGGATTAAATAAGAACTTTAAAATATAAGGTTTCAATAAATTCACATTTATTCAAAAAATCGCCGGGGCTTACTTTAAACTGCATTATATATAAGGATAAAAATCATGAAAACAATATTAGCAGCAGCGTTACTCTTAACAGCAGGGTTTACGATTATGGGTACCGGTGAAGAATCCTTGACGTTCGTTATTATTTTATGCATTGCAAAAATCGCCATGATTTTTGGCGGCGGCTGCTTGTTGATCTATAGTCAGGGGGGCAAATCATGAAAGACGATAAAATAAAACATCTGAGAGACGAGAACGCCAGGCTGAAAAAGTTGCTGGCCGAAGTGGTAGAAGCTTACGGCGATCGGGGATACCATGGAGATAGGATTTTTACCAGGGATCACCAGCCGGGGATCATGCGGCGGGTGATGGACGCGGCGGGTGATGGACGCGGCGGGTGTGAAATGATTTATCCGAATTGTGGAAAATCGTTGAATGTCAAGAAACGTGATTGATGCCATTGGCTTAGCTTCTTGGCTGATTGATACGCCGGAAATTAGAGAAATTTGTGAAAAATTCGGGGCAGATATCGAAGAGTTGATCGCTGATTTAAACTCTGAAATTGCGGGGATTATTTAGTAAAAATCGTTGCTCATTAATACATTGACAAAGCTATTTTTTTAATATAATATTTATTATTATATAATAATAAAAGGAGGTGTATGGTTTGAAGAATAAATTTAAAAAGCAATTGAGAGATAACGGTCAAAGCCTTAAATGGTTTTGGTCAACATATCTCAAAAGGAATATCTCTTACCAATATTTCATTATACAGATGAATGACGGTGCCGAGATACGGGAAGACGTAGAGCTGGCGATTACAAGTTTCATGATTGAAAAGGGGAAAAAATGAAAAAGAGAAAATTTATTGCTATTGATCTCGAAACTATCGCAGATCCTGCCATGCTGGGGATACTCCCAGAAGTGAAACCCAAAGGCACATTAAAAGATCCTGTCAAGATCGCGGCTGACATTGCACAAAAGAAAGCCGCACAGATTTCAGGCATGGGGTTATCCCCTATGATGAACATGATATGTTGTGCCGGGTGGTGGGACTCAGATGGTAAATCGGGAGCCGTTATGCTCGATGACGCCACAGATGAGGCAGAAAAGAACCTGCTTATTGAATTCTGGGATATCTTAGGTGGGTACGATCACTTTGTCACGTTCAACGGGCGTGCCTTTGATATTCGGTGCATGTTGTTGCATGGCGTGAGTCATGGCATCAGGCCGAGTGTAAATATTGACCACGGGCGGTACAACCGAGCCGGGTCAAACCATACCGATTTAAGGCCGATACTGGCGGGTGATGATAAGTTTGCACCAGGGAAGCTTGATTTTTTTTGTAGGAAATTCCTGGGGGCAGGGGAGGAGGATCATAAGACCGAGGGGATTTCAGGCGATTTGGTCCAGGGGTACTTCGATCTTGGACTTTTGGATGAGATTCGGGAATATTGCATTCAGGACTGTTCATTGACATATCGATTGTTTGAAAAGATTAGAACTGCTGGATTGATTGAATAAGGAGAAATAACTAAATGATTAAAAATATCACAGTACAACTTAATGAAGCAGGCAAAATAAAGATAGGCCGTAAGGGTTCAATGATCACCAGCCAGGCCGGGAAGGAGTTTCGCCCCCCTGAAAAACTCGATCATTTCCAACTCGTCACTACTGAAAAAGACGAATCCGGGGATTATCTCGTTGACACAGTTCTCGAAAACAGAATTAAAGAAGAGGGCACCGGCATTGTCAATGATGCAGGAAACCTCATCGGGCTACCTATCAGGCTTCTATATAATGACACCGAATTGAATTTTCCCACCAGGCTGGCCAGTTATGTGGGCGGGAAACTGTCATGTTCTGGTGACGGGGAAACGGCCACAAAGCGTATTGATGATTTCACGAAAAGTCACCCATGCCCATGCCCCAGATTTGACCATGGATATGCCGGGAAGGACAAATGCAAGCCCATGGGTGTGCTTTCTTGTATCATTGACGAGGCTGGATTGTTCGGGCAGGCACATAAATTTAGAACCACCAGCATGAACAGCGTAAAAGGTATTCTGGGTGGTCTTGAATTGATCCGGACTGCTACCCGGGGGAGGATTTCAGGACTTCCGCTCATGCTGACACTAAACGCAAAATCGACACAAACACCCCAGGGCCAGAATGTCACCGTCTATGTGGTTTCAGTCTGTTATCGAGGGGATATGTCGGCATTAAGAAAAACTGCTATGGCGCTGGTTAAAGATGAGGCACATTACATGTTGAGTATTGAAAGCCTGGAGGCCGACGCGATAAAAGCCATCCCTGAAAAAACCCAGGTCAATGAGGCTGAAGAGTTGGAGGTTGCTGAGGAATTTTATCCTGAATCCCTGCCGGGGGCTGATTCAGAGAGTGTAAAAATAATATCCCAAACAGGTGTGGAAACCGAAACCATTGACCTTACACCGGAGCCCCTGGCGGGGAATGAAGAATCAGACACCCTAGGGGAAACCCCGGTGGGGCCATACAAGGCAGTTTATGAAAAGCTCCTGATTGAAACCGATTATAAAAAGGCCATTTCGCTGGTCAAGCGGTTGACAAAGGGTAACTTGGTTTATTTTCTCACCCAAGAACACCCATCTATCATAATTGAGGATGGGGCCAAAAAACCAGAACTTATTGAGTATTGCGAAACTGTTCTTGTAAGCCTTGTGGGGGAAGTCGGTGTCACAGACACAGAAGACCATTCGATGCTTGGCACAGTTAAAAGCAGCCCGGCATATGTTGCCATCAATGGCATTCCAAATGCCGATAGGGTCAAGTTTCTCAATGCTGTTGGTGAATTTTTTAAGCCCATGCCGATCGACAGGACGGCTACCCGGGATATTTTGTTGGCCAAAGTGGTGGCAGAACTTGAGCGGCGCATCAAAGCTGACATGAAACCCCAGGCGGGGCCTGCTGCGCAAAAAGAACAATCGGAAGTCAAAGAACCTGAGGTAGAAAATAATATTCAGGAAAAAGAAGTTGAACCCGAACAATCTACGGAGCTTGAACCAGAAGAAAGCCCGCTACAGGCGTGGGATGATTCAGGGTTGATAGAAAAGCCCCAGCTTATCCAGATTGTCAAGCTCAAGAAAGACATGGAGATGCTCGGCACTCTGGATGTGACAAAGCCCGAGGAGTGGCAAGAAAACTGGATCTCCCACTTTCTGGATGCCGATGGGAACCCGCATGTCTCCGCTGTGAAGCTCAGTGTTGACCAGGGCAACGCACTAATTGAGGCGCTCAAAGCTGCTGACAAAATACCGTTTTAGTATCAGAGAAAAACCAAACATAACCCATAATTAACAACAACAAATCAGGAGAAAATTACCATGGCAGATACACAAGAAATTAATTGGGACGAGATCAATGTTGACGAAACAATCACCGAAGCAGATCAGAAGATGTCTGAGGACATTTCCACCGAAACCCCGGTAGGTAAATTTATTTGCACTATTGAGACCTGCACCGCCCGGGAGAACGCAATGCAGGCGTACACATGCTATGCGGCGAATATCAAGTTTCGCATTGACCATGTTCTTGAGATTGAGCAAAAAGTCAAGGATGATAAGGGTGCTTTCGTGATGAGAAACGGGGAAGCTTTGCGGAAAAAGATAGTGGTTGAGAAAGAACAGCAGGTGTCTATCAACGCCCTGTATGCCGGGCGGTTTGTGTTTGACTCAGTCAATTTGGCGAATCCGAAAGAAAAGGATTCAATGAAAAACAGAAGACTTTTTGTGGCCAAAAAGATTGGGTTGATATCACCTAAAGCTGTGACTATTAAAGGCAGCGACTGGGCCGGGTCAGTTGGGAGGCGGGTAATTATTAGCACAGAGTGGAACTCGTGGAAAGACAAGACTACCGGAGAAACAAGAAAGAACGTCCGAGTGGGCTGGAGCGGGTATGATTTTGCTCCGCAGGATGGTTCGGTGGTTGAGACTGTTTCTGATGATGATTTTAGCGATATCTAACCCCTGCCGGGGGCTTTTAGTGGCTATGTAAATTAAAAGAGGGTGTGCCGTTTGGTGCCCCTTTTTTAAAAGGAAAAATAGGACTAAATGAAAAACATAATCTCATTATCAGGTGGAAAAGATTCAACTTGGCATATCTTTACCACCATGCTAATATCATCAATAGATTAATTATCTTAAAAAGATGGAGGCATTATGATTATTGATGATATTGCAAAAAGTAGCGATTGGTATTTTGACGAAAATACCAATGAATGGGTGAATATGACAGAATATTTTAGCAAAGCAAGGAATAAGACAAGAACTAAAAGTATAAGATATGTTATTGTACCTTGTAGTATTTGCGGCGCGCCATTTTTGCAAAAAAAAGGAAACGAAAAAAAATATAACAGAGCATATTGCTCAGATTCTTGCAGGAAAAAGGCTATAAATATTCACTATGCTGGCAAAAATCACATGAGTTATTTGTCTGGAAAATTTAAAGACCAACGCGGATACATCCATATAAAAAGCGACAATCACCACAGGGCGGATGCACATGGATACGTGTATGAGCATATTATTGTAGCTGAAAATAAATACGGCAGGGAAATTTTAAAAAATGAAGATGTGCATCATATAGACGAAGACAGATCTAATAATGACCCTGATAATTTAGAAGTTTTATCCAGGAAAGAACATACTTGCAGGCATAAAAGATTTAGGTATGAAATCTCGAACGATTACTTAAAACATGCGGTTTTAGTGGAAGGCAAAAGATTCACTGATATAGCTGGTGAATTTGGGTGTAGCGCAGGCCTTATATCATTGAAGTGTAAAAAAATAGGAATAAAAAGTTCATATGGAAATTACAAATAAAGGAAATTCTCCCGAGAGCTCGAATATTATTTCGCTCTCGGGAGGCTAATTGCAAAGATTCAACAGCTATGCTTTTAATGATGCTTGAAAAAAATGAACCAATCCATAGCGTGGTATTTTTCGACACCGGCTGGGAGTTCCCAGAAATGAAAGCCCACATTGGTAAACTTGAAAAATACACTGGGCTGGAATTTATTAGGCTGAAACCCACAGAACCCTTTGATTATTTGCTCAATGAAAAGCCCATAATTGCCCGTAAGGGGCCGATGAAAGGCAAGCCTCATAGAATCGGTAACGGTTGGCCGTCCGCAATGCGGAGATGGTGTACCAGGTTGAAAATAAATGCTATTGAAAAATATTACCGCCAGCAAAAAGATTTTATTTCCTGCATAGGTTTTGCAGCAGATGAAGCAAAACGGGTGCCGGTAGTATCTAAAAAGAAGTGGCCGGAAAGATACCCCCTGATTGAATGGGATGTGTCAGAACAAGAAGCTCTGCAATACTGTTATGACCACGGTTTTGATTGGGGTGGGTTATATGAGCTATTTGGCCGGGTATCCTGTTATTGTTGCCCGTTGCAACGTATTGGAGAACTCCGCAATCTAAGAACGCATAGGCCGGAGTTATGGGCCAGAATGATGGTAATGGGAAAAGATCAAAACAGGGGATTCAAAGAATGGAAAACTGTACAGGATTTTGAAAACCGATTCGCGCAAGAAGACCGACAGCTTGATTTATTCCTGAAAATCAATAAGGCGTTAGCAAATGCCAGATAAAACAGCACACCATCCAGACGGACACCACGTTATTAAATTTGGCGAAAAATGGCATACCTACACGGACCAGAATGGCACCAGTTACACCAGCGGCACCAAATTTGTGGGCCAGTTTTTTCCAAAATTTGACATGGTGGCCATGTCTGAAAAATGCTCCGCAGGGGAGAATCCGAAGTACAAAGGGCGTGAACCCGAAGAGATCCGGGCGGAGTGGGCGGCGGAGGGTGACAGGGGGCGCACTGAGGGGACGCTGGTGCACAATTATGCAGAAGGGTTGATGTGCGGGTGGTCGCCTGAAAATATGCCCACGCCAATATCAGAGCGCACAGAGACTATGTTTCCCCATGTCAAAAGAACAGTCCAAGAACTCCGAAGGAGATATGAGTTTGTGTCAGCAGAGATGATGCTTTTTTCTCCTGATCTAAGACTTGCCGGTCAAGCAGATATCATTATGTACGAGAAAGAAACTAATACCATTATCATTGGTGATTACAAGAATAATAAAGAGTTGACCACTGAGAATTATTGGCAAAAAGCATTCAAACCGATCGATCATCTTGATGATTGCTCGATTGCGCACTACACACTCCAGTTAAGTGCTTATAGATATTTGATGGAGCGTGAAGGGTACTTTCCAGGGATCACAAATTACAGGCAAGAGATTATCCATTTAAGGCCAGACGGTTTTGAAATTATTGGGCTTGAAAATTATCGGTATGAAATAATTGAGATGATCAAAGTACATAAGGGGTAATATGAATGAGCTTTCATTATTTACAGGAGCAGGTGGTGGTATCCTCGGATCACATCTTATGGGATGGAAAACAATTTGTGCCGTCGAAATCGAAGACTATCCTCGGCGGGTATTGCTTGCCAGACAAAAAGACGGATTGTTGCCACAGTTCCCCATCTGGGATGATGTTACCACTTTTGACGGCAAGCCATGGAAAGGCCGGGTTGACATCATCACGGGTGGATTCCCTTGTCAAGACATCTCCTGTGCAGGGAAAGGCGCAGGGATCACGGGGGAACGGTCAGGGCTATGGAGTGAAATGGCAAGAATCATTGGCGAAGTACGACCTCGATTCGTCCTCGTGGAAAACTCACCAATGCTTGTTCGAAGAGGACTTGCAGTGGTCATCAGTGATCTTGCCGAAATGGGGTATGCTTGCAAATGGGGTATTGTCGGAGCGCACCACGCCGGTGGCCCTCACAAACGGGATAGGGTCTGGATATTGGCTAACGCCATGTGTAGTACAGATCGAACCGACCCCAGGCAGGAGGGAGAAAAGAAAAGCATTCAGGGAGAGTATCGGCAGGAAGGATGTGGCAGGGTGCCTTGCCGAACAAGTTGCAACGCCGAAGTTGTGGCCGACACCATCCAGGAGAGATTACAAGGGTGCCAACAGCAAACCTTATTCGGAGAGGGGCGGCGGGAAGAAGGGGGAACAGCTCCCAAATGCAGTGGTTCATGGTGGGACATTGACCCGACAGACTTTCCCGACACCCACTGTGGAGGATCACAAGGTGGGTCATGCCCACACATGGGAGAAATGGATAAATCAAAAACAGACATCAGGTTTCAGGCTCAGAGACAAAGCTGCCCACATGATGAGCAAGCCAGCGAAGAACGGTCAATTGAATCCGGATTGGGTGGAATGGATGATGGGGTGGCCTTTGTTCTGGACATCCCTTGACCCTATGTGTTATCATGTTTTTAACCAATGGAGGGAAAAGCATGGAATTAAACAGTGGGCACAAAGCAGCACAGAGGAAGTACAAAACAAAGAATTGCGAAATGTGTGGTGGGATAACGACCCTGCAGAGACATCACAAGGATGGGAATGCGATCAACAATGCACCCGAAAACATAATTGTCCTTTGTCAAACATGCCATACGAAGGTGCACATGCTGAACGAAACATGGGGGAGGGGGAGAGTGAAGCAGGCCACATGCAAGATATGCGGGGAAGTCTTCCAGCCGAAGCGAAGCAGAAACAACAAGCTATGCGGGAAGCCATCATGTCTGAAAGAACACGGCCGGTTATCGGCAGAGTCGCGGTGGCTATCCCGGATCGGTGCAGCAGATTGAAAGCCATTGGTAATGGCCAGGCGCCTATGGTTTTAAAATTGGCAGTTGATATTTTATGTAATGAAAAACCATAGGATAATAAACCATGAACAACAACCAAAACAAAGAAGAAAACGAGATAAAAATATCCGGGGAATTGTCAAAAATTATATTTAAGAGTGATACCGGGTTTTTAATCGGGGCATTCACCGGGGAAGAACAGTTTACGGCCACGGGTACACTCATAAATCCCCAGACTGGATTGGATTATACTCTCCACGGTGATTGGAAGGATACGCCAAAGTATGGTCGTCAATTCGTCTTTACCAGGGTTGAGACGGATCTGCCCGTGGACCCCAACGGGATCTTTAAATACATTGTCAGAATTTGTAAATTTGTCGGGTCAAAAGTGGGCCAGCGAATAGTTGACAAATACGGGGCCGAAACTCTGGATATCATGAAATCAGACCCCGGCAGGGTGGCCAAAGATATATCTGGCATAACCGAAGCTCGCGCAGCGGAAATACAGACGACATTGCTTGAGAACCAACACCGGGAACGGGTCATGGTGGAACTGGGGGTAATTCTGGATGTGCCAGGCATGATCAAAAAGACCATGTCAATGCTATATCAGGATTACAAGGACCAGGCAGCCGAGGCAGTCAAGAAAAACCCGTACATTCTGACAAAATATCCCATGGTGGGTTTTATTATGGCGGACCGGGTGGCAATGCAAATGGGTTTCTCCAGGGTGGGCATTCAGCGGAAGGTGGCGGCGGCCATGCACTGCATGGGGGAGAACGCCAGCCGGGGGAACACCTGCATGTCAACACCCGATTTAATCCAGGCCATGACGGATCTTATTCAGGTGGTTGACTTGGAGGCGGGAGTGCAGGCACTTATTGACCAGGACGCGCTTATATTGGATGACGGTATGGTCTCCCTGCGGGGGCATTATGTTGCTGAAATGGGGATTGCCCGGGCGGCTATTGGGATGCTATCGCTATCGCTGCGCGAGGATTGATTAGGGGGGATGGTGTAGGATTTTATAATATATAAACTCGTTTAAGGGATGGTAAAATGATTGAAAATTTCTGTCAAATTTGGATTATGATTTTTGGATGCTCTGCAATTTGGTTTGTAGGACGATTGGAAAAGTGGAAACGGTGGGGTTATATTTTTGGATTACTTAGCCAACCAGCTTGGATCTACACCACTATTAAACACGAACAGTGGGGAATTGTTGCATTATCTGTTTGGTATACGTATTCCTGGGGGCAAGGGGCTTATAATTACTGGGTTAAGGATAATATAAAATAGAATTTTCAAAGTGAAAATATAAAATGGGTAAATTACAGGGCATATCATTTAAAAATGGTGTGCCCTTTTTTTGTTGTTGACATGTTACATACAATAGGGGTATAGTTTACATATGAAGAAAATAAATTTACTCATCACAGATGAGCAGCACGAATGGTTGACGTCGAGATCCAAAAAGACTGAGATAACTTTGTCTGAACAGATCCGGTTTGCAGTGTTCGAATATATGAAGAAAATAAAAAAGGAAAATAATAATGAGTAAGCTTTTAGTCAAAATTGAAAAACGGATTCAGGCAAATAAAGAGGCAGCTTGGTATGAGAATAATTTGCTGCTTCTGAAAATCCGGGATGAGGGGCTTTATAAAAAAAAGTATGGGACTTTTGAAAAATATCTGGAGGATCGTTGGGAGTTTGGTGCAAGGCGTGGGCAACAATTAATGAGATCCGCAGAATTTATGCAAATCGCTGTTAAAAATCAGGCTAAAAATGCGAACGAAAAAGACAAAAACGTTCGCATTGAGAATGCTATTTTACCCAAATCAGAATGGCAGGTTCGTCCATTAATCGAAAAATTAAACCACAACGGAGAGAGATTAAAAGTTTGGGCCAACGTGGTTGAAACCGGTGAAAAGATAAATGCAGAACTCGTTCAAACAAAAGTTGATGAATTTCTGGAGTCTGGTGAGGTGGTGCCGGATATTGAATATATAGAAGAGGAAATAATCGTAGGCAAGGCAGAAAAGAAAAACTCAAAGATTGAAAAGCGTAAACAAGAAATTGAGGACACACTAAAATCTGAATTACAAGTCATCCCAAAAGTGTATCTTGAAGATGCCAATGTTTTCTTAGGACATATCAAGGATGAAAGTATAGATCTCTTGATAACAGATCCACCCTATTCCACTGATATTGATGATATTGAGACTTTCGCCCAAGGGTGGTTACAACCTGCATTGAAAAAGCTGAAAAGTACCGGGTATGCCTTTGTATTTATTGGTGCATACCCAAAAGAGATCAAGGCTTATTTAAATATTGAAATGCCAGAACAGATCCTTATCTGGGAGTACAAAAATACACTCGGTAATAATCCAAAGAACAGATATAAATTGAATTATCAAGCGATTCTCTTTTACAGAGGGGCGGATGCCGGTGAACTCAATGTTGATGTGACCAACGAGCAGTGGGCGGTACACAGTGTAAATGCTCCAGACGGCAGGCAGGGTGATAGATACCATATGTGGCAAAAACCCATCAAGCTTGCCGAGAGACTGATACGACACACCACAAAAGAAGGTGATAAAATAATTGATCCTTTTTGTTGTACTGGTACATTTTTACTTGCAGCATCAAAAATGAATAGGCCAGCATGGGGCGGTGACAATTCAAAAGAAAATCTTGATATTGCTATTCAGCGGGGTTGTGAATATGTCTGATAATTTCAAAGCGGCCATGAACAAAACAGATGTAATGTTTAGACATTTGTGCATACCGCTTTTAAAAGATTTACTGCCTCAATTTGATTTTATAAGCATAGAGGGCAACACAGAACCAAAGGCGCAAAGAGTATTAGACATGAATGCCGGGATAGATGCCTTGGCTTATAACGAGTATGGTGTCAGGGGTATTGCGAGTAGGATACAGCGATACAATAAGAATTATGAGACCTTTACAGTTAGGAGTGTACGTAAATCTGAGGCAGACACAGAAGCCTATAAAAGAGCTGTGGCTATAGATAAAGAATATCTTTATCCATTTTACACTCTACAAGCATATGTTGAAAAAAACAGAATAATGAGCATGGCTATTTGTTTTACAAAAACACTATTTCAATTAATTGACGCTGGTATTTATTATGAAAATTCAACTGGGGTATACCAGCAAGGTCATGCCACGTTTATGGTGGTAGAGTGGAGCGACTTTTGCAAATCAAAAATCAGGATATTTAAAGATGGCCAGGGTTGGCTAAATACGTCTGAACTGAGGTGAAAACATGACCAATAACCAAACAATAACGCTAACAGATCAGCAGGTGGCAGCCGTCGAGATGGTGTCAAACAATAACATATCTTTTATCTCTGGCGGGCCAGGGTGCGGCAAGACCACAACGCTTTTGGCCATCGTAAAAAAGTTCAAAGAGAAAAATTTTACAATCAAAATGGCCAGCCCCACGGGTCGCGCGGCGAAGCAGATGACCAGGGCCACCGGGCACCCCGCGTCAACAATTCATGCCATGTTGGTGTGCAATTTTGAGAACGGACAATTCACATTTTCACATAATAAAGACAACCCCCTGGATGCTGATTTGATCATTCTTGATGAGTTATCAATGATCACCACAAGCCTGATGGCCAGCGTATTTGACGCGATAAATATCAATCGCACAAAGCTGTTGATGGTGGGGGACCCGTACCAGCTCCCATCGGTGGGGCCGGGGGCGGTGTTGCGGGATCTGCTTGACTCAGGCCTTTTCCCTCACACCGAATTGACAGACATCCACCGGAGTTCCGGAGAGATTGTAAAAGTCTGCCACGAAATAAAAGCCGGGCGAACGTATACCCCGGCCAGCCGCCTGAACCTGGATGCGGAAACCCCTGTCAATCTGATTCATATTGAGTGCAGCACACCGGAAAAAACGATGGTGGCGGTCAAGAAGATTCTGTGTGAGCGGATGCCCGTCCGGGGATATAATCCGATTGAAGATGTTATGGTATTGTCCCCGGTGAACACCAAAGGGCAGTTGTCGTGCCTGTCGTTAAATCGGATGTTGCGCCAGGAATTAAACCCTGAAAAAAATCGGAACCCTGCGGAAGTATTGGCAGAATTGAAGCAGGAAGCTATTGACGGGGCTTGTATGAAATTCAGGACCGGGGATAAGGTGATCCAGACCAAAAATACCAAGGCCAATGGGGTTAAACTTGAATTATCTTTCAATCTGGATTTGGGGCCCGGGACCAAAGATGAGGTAATGGAGATCAGAAAAGACATTGAGCAGCCCACATATATTGTCAACGGTGATATGGGGTACATCCTGGAAATTGTCGGAAAAGACATGGTGGTTAAGTTCACGGAGCCAGACCGGTACACGACAATCCCTCTGGTCAATAATGAATTGCTTCATGCGTACTGCATCACCTGCCACCGGGCGCAGGGCAGCGAGTCGCCGGTTGTCATTATCCCTGTTCACCGGCAGTTTAATCTCTTTATGAGCAATTCTTGGCTGTACACAGCGCTGTCACGGGGGAAGCAAATTGTTATTACCTGCGGTGCATTTGACACGGTGGAACGGGCCATTCGGAACAGGAGTCCAAATAACAGAAAGACCCGGTTAAAATTGCGGTTAATTCAGGAATCAAGGAGGTTATTAGAAAATGAATTTACAGGAATATGATGAGAGCGAAATGGTTATAGTTATAGACACCAGAGAAAAGGTGCCATTCTTTTATAGCAATATAGATAATCCGAGATTCCCAGGGTTGAAAATCAAATACGACACTTTGAAAAGTGGAGATTACAGTTTAGTAGGTATGAGCTCCCCTGATTGTGAGCATAGCATCGCCGTGGAAAGAAAATCGCTTATCGACCTTTTTTCATCAGTAGGCCGAGGCAGGGAAAGGCTGATTGCAGAATTCAAAAGGATGCAAGAATTTGATTATGCCGCCCTGGTGATAGAGGGTGACTATCGGGAGATGTTGAGAAACCCGCCTGCAGCGTCAAGTATGAATCCGAAATCTGTGTTCCGGTCAATCCTGGCATTTTCTGTCAGATATAACCTGCATATTTTTGCCTGCCCGAACCGGGTATTCGCGGAGCGGTTGACATATTTGTTGCTTAAACGGTTCTGGGATGACCGGGCGGGGCCGGAGCGGGGCAAGTGATAAAATTGCTTGACTTATTATTATAATATATTTAATCTTATCATGTTTTATATTAATGTCAAAAACAGGAGGTGGTAAACATGAACTTAATTCCAGCAAAAGACTTTCCGTTAAGAGCTCCCGAGGGCCTGCCAGCAAAACAAACGCTTTACCAGTGGCACAGCATAAAGAAATATCCAGCGTTGCTTTTAAAGGTGGGTAGCAAGTTGTATTTTGATATGGATGAGTGGGAGGCTATGGCAAGGCGCACACGTGACCGCAATGTCAAAGATGCCAGATTGTTTAATCAAGAAACATGCAACGCTTAGAGCCTGCCTGCTATTAATGGCAATAGGTAGGTATTTATGAGTGATGGTGAAAAAATTATAACGCTGTGTAAACCAGATCTGAATGAGCCAGAAACAAAAAAACAATTAACCGATGGGGCTAAAGGTCTTCAGGACGAAAAAAGCTGTAAGTCAACAATCGAGGATCTTTTATCCCCAACGTATTATTCAAAATATGGATTGCTTGAAAAACAAGTTGAGGGGGCGTTGAGAGACAATGAAGATGGCGACGCACGCCTTTTCATTCATATGTTTCATAATAGATATCTTTTCGACCATATGGAAGGCCGTTGGTATTATTGGAATGACCATTATTGGCGGGATGATATTTTGCAACACAGATACCGATTATTTGAAGACTTGATACAAATTTACACAGAACAGTCAGATAGAGAGACGAAAAAGGAGGTCATGTCAAACCAAAAAAAGGAGGATGACAAGGCAAAAAGCCATAAAATAATGGCTGGTTTACTTTCAAAAAGAAAAGAAATTTTGCAAACGCTCATGAGGAAAAATAATGTTTTGTCTGCATCCTCAAAAGGGCTCAATTCGCTTGGGTATAATGGCGAAGGCTGGGATCAAAAATACACATTATTGGCGGTCAAGAACGGCGTTATCAATCTATTGACAGGGGAGTTTGATGGGAGCGGGGGCAATCAGGATGATTATATAAAAAC